AACATCCTAAAGGCTGCACCTATGCACTCTTCTCTGAACTCGATCTCGAAGGTCGTGGACGTGCTGACTACGGCGACCTCGAAGGCATGGCTGCATCCATCAAACTCTATGGCCTCATGCAGGCCCCGCTTGCCGTCCCACTCGATCCCCCTGAAGACGGGAAACGCTACCGACTTGTCACCGGAGGACGTCGCACTCTTGCAATGCAGTCTCTCAACCCTTCTCACATTCCCATCACCCTTCGCCATGACATCAAGGACCGAGGAACTCTCATCGAAATGGAACTGGAAGAAAACATCCAGCGCAAGGACATGTCATGGACTGAGGAATGTCTCTTGATCCGCAAGGCTCACCTCCACCATAAAGCCGCCAACATCAAGCTCGACCAATCATGGGGCACAAAACAAACCGGTCGACTCTTCAACAAGTCCGCAGCGCATGTCACCCACGCCCTCGTTGTCGCTGACAAACTCATTGAGAACGACGTTGAACTCGCCGCATGCACCTCCCTCAACAACGCATACTCCCTTCTTCTCGCACGCAAAGAGCAAGAAGTCGACGCCTTCCTCTCTAAACGAATCCTCACCAAAAACAAGCCCACCGCTCAGCCATCCCTCAACGTCTCGCCCACTCCGCCCGGCACTGGCATGCAGGTCGTAGGTAACTCTGACGAACTTGATGCACTCATTAATGGTGATATTGATTTCCTATCCCAATCGCCTGCTACCACTCCAATAGGCACAACTACCTTCTTCAATGGACGAACAGACTTCCCACTATCCGAATGGTGCACGCTCGGAGATTCCGTCAAAGAAATCATGCCTTCATGGCCTGACGCCTGCGTCGACCACATCATTACCGATCCTCCATATGGAATCGAGATCACCGAAGAACACTTGGCAAACGCACGGGAGATTGAAGCTACTCACGATCGCTCCGATAATCTCGCTATGTTCCCCGAGATGCTTCGACAGTTCTATCGGGTTCTCAAAGACCGTGGATACTGCATCTTCTGGATCGACATTGAGCATATCGATCTACTCAAAACGCTGGCACGAAAAGCCGGATTCTCCGTGCAGAATCACCCAATCGTTTGGGTCAAGACTCACCAGTGCAAAAACCTTGCACCCGGAACCAACTTCACCAACAAAGTGGAACATGCTATTGTGTGCAGAAAAGGCACCGCTACACTTCAACTAACTGGTCCCGATAACGTCATCGTCGCGGATGGGTCAGTCGATCGCAAACTCTACTCCAACCCATTCGCGAAACCTTACGCGGTCTGGGCACATCTAATCCAAGCTGTCTCTCGTCAAGGTGACACCATCGCTGACCCGTATGCAGGACAAATGTCTTGCCCTCGTGCGTGCATCAACCTCGGACGTATCCCTAAAGCGGTGGAACTTGAAAGCATTCACTACAACAAAGGCATCACCATCCTCTCGGATACCATCAAAGAAATCGCAGGTAACTCTGTCTCAATCTCATGACTTCCGCTTCACTCAACTTCGTGCACAACGACGACCTATTCCAGATTACAATCAAAGCTGGTCTAGTGACTCGTGTCATCTGGCGTGCCTCATCGGGCATGCTGCTCGCTGACGTTGAGTGCCTTGAAGACCTGCCTCGTCACATTCAACAATTCCTCGAACATAAAATCAACAACGACTATGGACATTAAACGCGCATTCATTGATACAGAAACCACTGGACTCAACTGGGACAGCGGTATTCACCAGCTCGCACTGATCGTCGACATTAACGGCGTCGTTGAACTAGAAAAGACTTGGGAGATTTGTCCGGATGCAAAGTGTCGTATCGACGACAAGGCACTTGCAGTTTCAGGTAAGTCCCTTGAAGTCATGCAACGTAGCCAGCCCGAAATTGAATTCTTCCGTGAGTTCACTAATACCCTCGGCCAGTTCGTCTCCAAATACAATAAGACTGACAAATTCCACTTCACCGCATATAACGCCAAATTCGACGACGATCGCCTCCGTGATCTCTTCCGTCGTCGTGGCGACAACTACTACGGCTCTTACATGTGGAATCCAGTTGACTGTCTCATGATCCGTGCAGGACAGCATCTCCGCTCTATCCGCCATCAGATGCTCGACTTCAAACTCGGCACGGTTTGCACCGCGATGGGTCTCATCTGGGACAACGCCGAAGCGCATGACGCCCTCTATGATATCCGAATGACGCGTGAACTGCACCTCGCGCTGGAAGGTAAACCACCAACCTCAGTTGCGCAATATGGAAACTGAATCCGTTTCTGTCGAAGTCAAACTTGAGACTAACAAAGCCTACTATCTCCGCGACCTTGCATCCGATAAACTCGATTGCACGGACGAAGATGCTTGTGCTTGGTTCCCTAAGTCTCAGATTCACTTCTCCACTTACAATATCAAAACCAAAAAAGCCACAGCGGTAATCCCACTGTGGCTGCTCAAAGAGAAAGGATGGAACGCTTGAAACTCGTCCCCAATCGTTTCCCCACCGTCCCAGCTTCCCATCGAATCGCCTTTATCGGAGACTTCCCATCCGCCGAAGATGAACAATTCGCCGAGCCATTCATTGGGCAAGCTGGACACATCCTCCGTAACCTTCTATCAAACTCCTCAATCCACCCCGATTCAGTCCTTCTCGCCAACATCTCTAACTACCGCCCGCCTAACGGATACCTCAAACAATTCCAACAGAACGGACTCGAACTCTCTGCCTCTCGCGCACAACTAGCAAACGACATTCTCCAGTATGATCCTAATCTCTGCGTTCTCCTTGGCGCTACTGCGATGGCGGCGGCAGGAATGCATCATCTCAACACCACGGAGGCACGTGGCACGTTCTTTGTATGCAAGCTCGAGGGCTCCCCATTCTATGGTCGTAAGTGTCTGTGCACCTATCATCCATCAGAAGCCCTGCGGCAATGGGACTTTGTTCCGCTCATCCGACTCGACTTCGCTAAGGCACGCAAGCAAGGGGAGTTCCCACATTACACTCCACCTGTCCAAAACTACGAGACCAACCTGACACCCAACGATGTCTGCGAGCGGCTCCGGCATCTGCAACTCATCAAGCCCACCGTCTCTCTTGACATTGAGGGTGATGTGAAGAATGTGACTTGCATGTCGTATGCTACCTCATCCGAATATGCATTCGCAATTGACTTCATTCATATGAAAGACTCTGACCTGTTCAAAGTCTTGAAGATGGTGACCGAAGTCAACCGGGATACCGACATCAAGAAGGTGCTGCAAAACTCTCTCTATGATAACTTCGCCCTCTCCTACCACATTGGTGCTCTCATCCGTAACGTGCATTGGGACACCATGCTTTCCGGTTGGGAGATTTATCCTGAACTACCCAAACGTCTCGGCGTTCAAGCATCCATCTGGACTGACTTCCCTGCATACAAACAAGAGCGCAAGGACAAGGACTGGCAAGTGCATCTCCGTTATTGCTGCACGGACTCCGCAGTAACCTATGCCATCTACGAGCGGCATCGTCAGGCACTCTCCGGTGCATCCCTCGAACACTTCCAGATGAATATGGCGATGCTTAACGTCATGCTTTACATGGAATTGCGCGGCACTAAGTATGACCCTGACACCGCGAAAGAGATTAGTCTCCGTGCCGAACAGGGACTGCGCATGATCAACGACCGAATCAACATGGTCGCAGGTAAACCAATCAATATCAATTCACCCAAGCAACTTGTCGACCTTCTTTACAACCAACTTAAACTCCCTCGCCAATATGGAAAAGAAAAAGAAGGTAAAAAAGGCGGACTTTCCACCGGCGTTGACGCGATCCTTAACATTCAAAAGACTCATTCGTCACCAGTCTTGCAGGATATTCTCGCCTTCCGCAAGCTTGACAAAATTCGAGTGTTCACTGTCGTTAAGCCTGATAGCGATACAAGAATCCGGTGTAGTTATAATGTCGTTGGTACAGACACCGGACGGGTTAGTTGTTCAACCAGTCAACTTGGAACAGGAACAAACCTGCAAACAATTACTAAGAAGCTCCGGAAACTGTATCGCGCTGATGAAGGTTACCACTACTTTCAGATCGACCTTTCTGGTGCAGACGGTTGGACCGTGGCGGCTCACTGCGCTCGGCTCGGTGATCGGACGATGCTTGACGATTACAATTTCGGGCTCAAACCAGCAAAGATCATCGCGCTCATGCACGAACATGGAGCTATCGTTAATACTTGGGACAGGGATAAAATAAAAGAACTTGGTAAGAACATCGGCAACGGTGACACCGAGTGGCTTTACTTTGCGTGCAAACGTGTACAGCATGGCACCAACTACGGACTCGGCGCACGCACGATGAGTGGGCAGATTCTGAAAGACGGTTTCAAATATCTTGGACAGACTATCATCGTAGCAGAATCAACTTGTAAACAACTTCAACGACTTTATGCAACACGATATCCCGGAGTCAATGCGTGGCAAGAGTGGATCAAATCACAGTTACGGACCACCCAAACTCTCGTCGCCGCTAGTGGACACACCCGACGCTTCTTTGGTCGGCCCAACGATATTAGAACCATACAGGCTGCCTACTCCCACGAGCCTCAGGCAAACACGACCTATGCAACGAATTGTGCGATGCTTGCGTTGTGGTCCGACAATGAAAATCGAACCGCAGATGGAACGCTCATCATCGAACCTCTTCATCAAGTGCACGATGCGATCAATGGACAATTCCCGATTGATCGAACTGAGTGGGCTGTGCGAAAATTGCGGCAATACATGGACACTCCACTCATCATCGCGGGACTTCCCATCACCATCCCCTACGAAGGAGTCTACGGAGCCTCGTGGGGAGACTGCGATCCCAACCACGGCAAACCGGCTGGCTTTATCTAATCATGGAAACGTCATTCACTCTCCGCAAGCGTCCGATGGACGACAAGTATGCGATCTTCCACGACGAGACCGGCCACCGGTCGACCCCTTGGCTCGCTTCACGCGCCCAAGTGATTAACCAATTCAACAAAGAGATCGGTGAACCATTCAAAGATCATACCAACGATGAGCCCGCAACAATGGAAAGCCAAGAACTTATGTGAAGCGATTGTAGATTTAAGTAAGTGTCCACTTGTAACCGATGAAACATTAGTTCTTTGCCTTGCATATACTAGCGCGGGTGGTGTATCGACCGTTGACAATTACAAACTTAGTATGTCTGTTGGTGCGTTCACACGAAAGCTTACTGCATTACGTAATGTCAACTATCTCGAAATCACTGAGCACGTAAAAATTGCAGGGACAAAGCGTTACATCTATCGCATAACTCCTAAGGGTCGTAAACTCCTCGAATCCACTACACTGAAATGAAACCAATGCTCGCTCACCGTTTTAGTAGTAAGACGGCATATTTCCCATGCTTCGGGCAACCTAAACTCAATGGAGTTCGTGGCATCTGGCTTAATGGCCAGCTAATTTCTCGAGGGCGCCCTAATGAAAATGGCATTGAATGGGATCCCTATGTGTTACCTCATATATTCTCGGCGTTAAATTTCCTCATGTCCCGTTCTGGACAGTCATTCCTTCTCGATGGCGAACTCTATTGTCATGGCCTTTCACTCCAGCAAATCAATTCCCGCGTAGCAGTCAATCGAACCCATCCACACGACAAAGTGCATGAGGTGAAATATCATATCTTTGATATCCCACATCATGCACCCTTCAGTCGTCGTGCGGGTTGGTTAAGCAACCTTGCCGGGCTTGTAGAGTCTGATCCATTTCTTTCCAACGCACTCAGCATTGTTCCAACTACTTACCTCAACTCATCACATGAAGCCGAGCAATTTTACAAACTCCAGCGGGCGGACAAATTCGAAGGTGCTATGTATCGAGACCCTAATGCACCATATGGCTTCGCTGCACGATGCTCCAATAAAGAGAATCGCTGGAAATGCCTGCTCAAACGAAAAGCCGAGCTCGACCTTGACGCCACAATCATCGGCATGGACAAAGGAACGGATGGCAAAGGGTTTGCTGATACGATGGGATCACTCATTCTTGAACTCGACAATGGCATCAAATTCAATTCTGGTTCGGGAGTCCAACTTGCGCAACGTGATTTGGTTGCTAAGTGCATAGACGAGCTTGTAGCAAACAAGACGCGAGTCAGAGTCCTTTACGACGAACTGTCCGATGCAGGCGTCCCACTCAGAAACCGTATTGAATGCATTTATGATCCCAGATTTTGAACAGCTTGCAATTCCTGACCGTCCTTTTCGTCATGCAGCAGCGCTTTCTCACCTACATACTGCTAATCGTTTCCGCCTCATGTTCGGCCAACCCTTCCTTGAAGATGATCCCGGTTTGCCTGCCTATCGTGAAGCGTGCAAGGAACTGCAAATCACTCCTTTAAATGAACTCCCATGTCAAACGACTTCCTCGAAAACTATTTAACCTACTGCGAAGGCAATGAAGTTCCTCCAAGTTTCCATAGGTGGACAGGGATATCTGCCCTTTCAACCTTGGTATCTCGGCGTGTCTGGATGGACTTTGGAATTTACCAAGACCACTGCAATCTTTACATTGTATTGGTGGGGAAGCCGGCGGATAAAAAGTCCACTGCGATGGGTATTGCACGCAAACTTATACAACAATGTGACGTTAAGATTGCGCCAGCTTCGGTCACCAAGCAGCGTATCTGGGAACTACTTGATTCGAAAAATGAGAAGTTCGGCTACCTCGACAAATTCGTCCACGGAGAAATCACCTACCCTATCGCTGCATTTCCAATGTTCTGCAATGAGATGGTTACCATGCTATCCGCTGGCGGAGATCCTCTCGGAATGATCGAGTTCCTCACCGATATCTGGGACCGTCCATTCTACGACACAGACACCAAAACCGCTGGTACCAACGTCATCCACGGACCATACATCACCATCCTCGGGTGCATGACTCCCGACCAGACTGGCTCCCTGATGAAACAGGATATCATCACCGGTGGCTTTTCTCGTCGCTGCATTATCATCACTCCTGACCGTCCCGCCGAACCCGTTCCATTCCCTGAAATCACTCCACTACAAGCCGAAGCGTGGGCGAACTGCATTCGCATCGGCAATGAACTCAAACAAGTCTCCGGTCCCTTCACCTATTCCGACGATGCCAAGACAATCTATTCACGTTGGTATCATGCCAACTCCGCCAAGCAACAGGAGTTACATCCTCCTGCTGTTCTGTATTTCCTTGGTTCTCTTCCACGCTACGTCACTCAGGTATCCATGCTTCTTGCTCTCTCGAAGGATCGAACGTCTCGTGTCGTGGACGCTGAAACTGTCTCCCGAGCCATCGCATGGTTGGAGCCACTCAAAGGGAACCTTGGAGCGGTCTTCGCTGGTTCAGGGACCAACCCACTATCGAACGTCTCGGCAAAGATCGAAGCGTATCTCGAACGTGCGGGGCGTCCGCTGACACGCAAAGCAATCCACGCTGCACTCTGGGATCACGCCGATGAGAAACAATTCAACGATGCCTTCAAGTTCCTTACGGACTCAAAGCGCATCGTTGAAATTTCCGACTGCTCAGGTGGATCTATTCAACTAACATACCGACTCCCGCAAGCGGGTTCGGAAGCACGTTCTGATTATACACCCGTGCGTAGGTCTGTGCCAGAACCGGGGATAGATTTGCGTTCGATGCCATCAGATCATCCGCCATCGCAGCCTGTTGATACCTCCGAGACGAGAACCCTGGGACCTCCCCCATTAGGAGCTTAGCCTGCTGCTCACGCAGATACAGTTGAGTTTGTGAGGGTTGAACTCCGCCACCATAAATCGATTCCAACATTGGCGCTTGACTCGTTTGACCCGGGTCACGCGCCATTGGTGTATTCAGACTTGCGAACTGACGTGCAATGTTGGCGGTGAGTTCTTTCTTGGCTGCGCCGGGACCGGTAATGCCTGCGAGTTTGTTCGCCTGCTCTTCGATGTAAGCACGGGCTTCTTGTGTCTTACCTTCGTTGAGTAGATTCGTTGCATGAGTCACGGCATTCTTCCGATCGGCAGTTGACTGCTTAGCGAAGTACTCCTTCGCGGAGTTCATGTCGTAACCTTTCTTCAACCTGCTTGGCGTAAACCCCATTGCAGCAAACGCACCTTCGATTGCATTTGGTTCGAGCATGACTTGTCCATTTCGAACAATCTTGCCATCATTCGCCCACATCTGTGCGGCACGGCGTAGGCCAGCGGGCGCGAGGTCGACCATTTCGGAGAATCCTTGACCACGAATGCCTGCCCCCATTGCCTGCATCGCTTCGAGTGCAAAGTTACCGGGAACACCAAAGGCGTTGCTGGCATTGAATCCGTCGTAGTTATTCAGTGCAAACAGGCCACCAACTGTCATGCGCGATTGCAAGTCAAAAGGCAAACCTGATGCATACGCACTCCCGCGCATGGCAAAGTTTGTGATGAATGACTTTTCTGTTTCGTCTCCCGGCGCGTGATCATACACCCACTTCTCCAGTTCCTTCTCTGGATTGTATCCAAACGTCTTTTCCATGACAATGGCAATGGCCTTTGCAAGTGGAATGCCAGCGATGCCCACGGTAGCGATCGACAATCCCATCGCTAGTTTGAATGCACTACGAGCTTGCTTACGTTCCTGCGGTGTCCATTGCGGATCGTCCATCCATCCCTTCTTGGCGTAATGGATGAGGTTCGATACCTGCATATTTGAAAAGCCTTGCAAGTTATACGCCACTTGACTCAACGTCCTCGCCGCTCCATTCGTTGCAAAGAATCCGACAGGACGTGCAGCCTTACCGCCCGCACCTTGAGCGACGGTGTGCAGGTTAAGTGCTTTTGCATACCACTCATCGAAGTTACCTTTTGGATTGGAACTTCTTGCTTGTTCAAACCCCGCGAGGATGGTGGTCATCCCGGAGGCCATTGCAGCGGGTTGATACATTTTCGAGCTGATCTTGTACATCCACTCAGCCACGGACATGATCGGACGCGTGACACGATTCCCCTCGATGACCCTGTTGGAGTTCAGATCATTCAAGACTCTGTCAGAGTCGATGTCGACAAGGTGGCGAGCGGTCAGTGCGTTCTCTCGCTTGGCCCGATCAATTACCTTATTCCAGTCAGGGTCATTGAACTTACCATCATTGAATAGTAGTGCTTTGGTAATCTCTGCACCTACCCGCTTCGTCAATCCGAACGACTCAACGAACGATGCACCACGCTCGCGAAGGAGTGGCGCCAAAACCAATGGCACTGTAGCAGCCTCTGTAATCATCGAGCTGATGTTCAAGCCCATCGTCATTGTGAACGAGAACTTGTTCAGCGTTGAGCCAGTTTGCGTATCCGGCACACGTGCATTCTCAAGATGCTGGTAGGCCAACTGACGCTGGCGACTACCTTCCGTCGTCTGGAAGTGTTGGTCTTGTGAATACAATGAATACAACGCATTCGTGCGTGCACGCGTGAGGCCCACCGTTGCACGGCGGATCGACTCCCGCTGCTGATCCAGCATATCCAAAGTCTCACGACCTGCGCTGAACTTTCTGTTGATCGACATGGTGCCCTTAGTGGCAGCGACTGCAGCGGAGTCAACGCCTTGGAAGACATCAGACAGCACACTGTTCAACTGCTTAACCAAGTTCTCATCTCCATCAAACATCGTAGAGATGATCGACTGCTTCGCCTTGATCGTCGAATCCAGCACCTCACGGAAGTCGTTCGACAACTTCGTCTTGTATTTCAGTTGCTGATCCTCAACGCCATTGATACCATGCTTGCTGATTGTAACAGCAGACTTGTTCGCTTTGACCCAGGCATTGGCTTCTGTCACATCATCGAAAGATGTGGCACCAGAGCGTTTGGATACAGGATCGAAGTAACGCACGAGGAAACGTCCCATGCGTTGCTCGCTCACATACCATGGTGCCTGCTGCATTTGATCAATGAGAACAGTCGTCGCATTGTCCAGCGTGTTCTTGTATTCCACAAGCCGACCTGCGAGATTAGGATCAATGCCGCTTTGTTTCAGCACAGCGGGTAGGTCACCCACCGGCGTATTATACATTGTATCCACGAATGCCTGTGACTGCTTAGGTGGCATGGTAGGAAGTTGGCGAGTGAGGAAAGTGGCAAGATTAATGCGATCGAGTTGCCGTGTCTCCAATGCACGCAGCTGGATGTTATGCTGCTGCACGATACGCATCCGGTTCCGCATGTCCTCAAGCAGCGGCAACTTGGTCTGGTCTACCGTCCCAAGTAGTTGCATTGCTTCCGGGTCTTTCGCAGTGAGCAAGTCTTCGAAGCTGGACTTCTTGAAGTTTTCCAGTCGAACAATCTCATCCAGCGCATCATTCAGCTTTGCGTCACTCCGGATCGCCTTGAACGTCTTACCCTCATCACCCACGAAGTTCAAGTTATGTGGATCATCCGAGTGAATCGGAATCATGGTGTCGTTCATCATCCGGAACTGGTCACGCGACTCCATGTGCACCGCCTCATCAAACGGAGCAAGGATTGGATTGTTTGCAGCGATTTGAGTGAATGGAGTGATTGAAGCTTCCAGTACTCGACGTGCCCATCCAGCAGAGCGGGACAGTTTCTCTAGCCGAGTCTGTGCACCTCCTTCACTCGCAAACTGCACGAGTTCGGCGAGTTTTTGTGTAGCCTGATCACTAGTCAGCAATTCAATCCCTTTCGCACGTGCATCTTTAAGCTGTTCTAATGACTGCTCATGGTATCCAAGAATCGCGCCCATGCGTGCACCCATTTCAGTAACCCGTCCATACTGATCCACCGTAGAACCAAGCTCACGCATGAGTCCTGCCAATGGCTCAGGTGCTAGCAATGCCAACTCCTTGATCGACTCACCTTTAGTGAGCTTATTCACCACCGCACCAACAAAACCATCAATCGTATCACCTGCAAATCCAAGCTCCTTACCCACAGACTTCATATCCGTGTAGAACTCTAGGTCAGATTCAGACACCTTCTTCACTTTGTCGAGTGCGCGAAGCAACGGCTCAGGTGCAGTCTTCGCACCGATCGACTTGGCAATCGCCTTACCCATGCGAGTTGAGAATTCTGTAGGCGTGTAGAGTCCAAGGCGACCAAGGTCGATGACGATGTCCTTAGGAAGCGCACCGGCGAAATTGGTGAAGGCCATGTCCATGACAACACTGTGGAATGGCTGAGCGTCGGCGAAAATAACACTTCCGTAGTCCCCGTTATCCAAGTCAGTTCCACGCACATCAATACCATCATATCCAAGGTCTTGCATGACGTAGGTTGCAGGCGTGCGAATGCCGTCATTCTTGCCTTCACTGAAGATGCGCGCCGTATTCTGAATAGAGTCACGGACTACTGCCTCTGGATGTAAGTGCAAGCCAAGCGCCAACGCAATATTGAATGTCGCCTTCTTACCATCATGTCGTGGTTCAGTGAACTCAAGTTTAGTTCCACGAATGATTGCACCATTCACAATACGCAATGCATCATGTAACTGCCGTGCACTTCCACCTGGTTTGGCCATGCTCAACCCGGTAAGATCAAGATGTTTCGCAGGACGCCCTTCACGTGCAAGTGGTGATTCCTTACCACTAAGGAAATACGTGCCAGTGCCAAAGTGACCGGTTCCACGTCCACCATCCATGCGACGAAGTTGTGTGTCATGTCCAATGCCGCCGTCGCCATAATGCACAGCGTCAGTCGGCTCAGCGGCAAATTTCACCTTGCCCGGCACCATCATGGCAAGTTCCTCACTCGACCACTCAGTGCCTTTCCGTTTCGCCGCCTTCTTCTCCATTGCCTTCAACGCCATGTCTTGCATGACGTCATCGACAGCCAACGCCACGTCATCATCCATTTCGGAATTGTGATATTCCTCATCGAACATGACCTTCCTCGCGTCCGGCGAATACTTGAACGCTACGAAATACTTACCAGACTTATCGACCTGCGCCTCCATCTGGTACATCTCATACTTCGCCATGGACTGGAAGCCTTTGATGAGCGTCTCAGCTTCATCCTTAGCCATGAGCTGACGTGCACTACCAAGGTTGTCTACCTCACCATTGGCCTTGAGAGTCATATCAGCCGGGATCGGTTTCGCCAGCGACTTGATACTCTTGTCGATGTGCGTCCACAGCAAACTCTCCCCACCTTTTAGTGGAGTGCCCTTTTGACCGGGAAGTTCGCCAGCAGTCCAGCGACTGATGAGTGTACGCACAGTCGATGCGAGTGAATATTCGTCGATCCATGCACTCCGAGCATTACTTTCACTGAATGCCCCAATGACATTATTGATCAACGTCTGCGATACGCCCAGCTTTGCAGGATCAAACATCATTGCAGTCACCTGCAACGAGTCAGCAAGTTCAGGCCGCTCAGGCATCAAATGCGCAATCCCTTCCACCGACTTGAAGTCGTCCATCGCACGTGAAATTACCAAACGAGGGTCCAACTTCCGTCCATTCATATGCCAGTCGGCAAGACGTTGACTAATCAGCTTCTGGAATCCCGGCTCGGGCTTGGCATACAATGCAGCACCAAGTGCGTCCGTCGCAGCGTCACCCATCTGATAAGTCTCAGTCAGTCCACGAAACACTGTATCACTATCCCACATGATGTTCATGTAGAACTTACGTGACATGTGATTCATCCACTGGTTGAACATTGGATCGGGTTTGGATGCATCCGCGGCATTTTTCACCCTTCCAGTTACAAACGATTGCATCTTGTCCCACATCGCGCGTAGCGCCGCCACCGTCTGGGAGATATACTTCTCCATGACATTCGCTGGACGTGCCGTTGGATCAAGCGACCACTTGCTGAACTGATTAGCAAACCATTCAGGGAAATCATATTTCAACACATTCTTCCCACGCAGTTTCTTTGCCGCTTTGAGGAACTCAGGATGGTTAGGTCCCATTTTCCGAATCTCCTCCATTGAAGTCATGTCGAGTTTAGCAAACGCTACACCCGCAGCTTGCTTCAATGACTCCAATGCACCCACATTCTTTTCACGGAAATGTGTCTCCACGATATGCCCCACCTCATGCATGAGAGTATTAATCCCCGCTTTGCCCTGACCATCACGCGTCCAGATCAACGCCACCCGTTCCTTATCATACCCAAACTGCAGCATCGACCCGAACTTATCCGGTGTGAAATGCGCCTTCACTCCAGCATATTCCGGCAGCTTCAAGTCCGAATCCGTGATCAGATGCACAGGCATATCAATCCCCAGTCCCTTCAAGGTATCACCCACCATCAAAGCAATTTCAGGTTTCACATCCTTGCCCGTCTTGACACCACCCTGATTCCGTGCGTTCAGATACAGGTCACGAGTCACATCTTGATATGACTTCAGTCCAATAGCAATGCCATCACCATGTGCGGCCATGACATTCGCCGCTTCGGCTTCCGTCACTCTTGCACCGTTCTTGTACACAGCAACACGCGGTGCCTTAGACCCAACGAAGGTATCTAGTGCAACAGCGGCAATGCCATTGGCCTTGTCGGTGTAAACCATCTGTGCGACTCCGCGTTTGATTTGCTGCTTGTGAATCTGCCAGACCTTGGCAGCATGTGGATCATTGCGGAGATCGTCAGGGATATCCTTATATAACCTTACTGACTTAGCTTCCATGATATTCAACGCGCGCAACGCAGCAGCAGCATCCGAGTCCACACGACTTCGCATGGTATTGAATGCCGATGATGACACTTTCGCCAGCGAAGAGTAGGGGACTTTCAACTCAAGTGCAACTTGTGCCATGCGATACAGGAAGTCACCAGTTTTCTGTTCTGGCTGAAGTGACCATGGTGAAAGCTTGTTTGCATCGAAGGTAGCAGCAACTTGATGCGCAGCCGCGGTCTGCATGTCACCATCACTGTAATAGTGTGACATGAGCTGCTCATCATACAAGCGTTCGAATTCACCGAATGAACGAATCTGATCCTGCTGTTCAATTGATTGCGCAATCGGTGCACGAGTAGCCCAGTCAGCTTGCTGATCTGCGAGACGTTTACGTTCAGCCAGAACGTTGGTGACCCCTGGCAGTTGCGGTGGAACTTTGCTCAAACGATTACGAAGAGAGTTTGATCCAGCGGTCATCGCCTCTTGTCCAAGCACCATCATGCCATTGCTCAGCAACATAGGCACAAGATACTCAGCTTTAGTCAGATCCGCAAGTGTGCGATTGTCATCGAACAGTACCACATCAGCAGCATCAAACACGCTACCTGCACCGACTTGACCAACCTCACGGACAGTCGTGCGCAATGCGGTATTCAACACACCAGTGCGAAGCGATGCAGCAGCAGCGGCAGCACTATTCCCTGCAAGCTTGATCGCGGTATCAGCTCCAACTTTCTCAAAGAATCGTCCAGTCGTAGGCATTACACCAACAGACAGCGCTGCCAATGCACCTGCACCCGCGGACGATCCAGCGTCGCGTCCAGTCTCTCTCGAGTCTGTATACGCATCCAGTCCGGTCAATGCAGCAGCACCGACTAGCGCACCACCACCAGTAAGAACTGTCCCCAACGCAAGCGGCAGCAGATTCGCCATGCTTGCTGGCATCTCCTCGCCCATGCCTTCGACAGCAGCGAGCGTCGCTGCGTCGTCGGTAAACGGTCGGACAGTCTCATACGCCGCATCACCCGCAAACGCTGAGATTCCAGTAGCCCTGAACTCGTTATCAAAGAAGTTCCCCAACTGCATCAGGCCCCGCACCGGTTTGCTCGCGTCGAGTAGGTCATACCGATTCGATCCCAGTGCCTTGACATTCTTTGCGAACGTCTGGGGGTCCTGTCCGTAAAAGGGCGAACTTGTATCCTGTGTAGCCTTTTTCCACTCCAAATACGCCAAGTCCATTGGTCCCATGTTAAGGGACTTAGCTTTGGTATTGATGTCAGCATTGATGTTACTCTGCCGGAGTTCAATCAATGCGGAATCATATGACAATCCTGGCCCTTCCGTCGCGATGCGCTGGCGCACCTGTGCGTCCTCCTGTTGGGAGACTGAAGCGGAAGTCAGGTCTGCAAGGTTGCTTGACGGAAGGTAGCGATTCATAATCAGAAGCCGTAGAATGGGTTGACGGGAAGACGAGAGATATCACCTTGGTTGGTATCAAGGAATTGATTCTGCATCTGGCTAAGCTGATTAATCATTCCAGCGAGATCAAGACGACCCTGCATACCTTGTTTCTGTCGGGTAATTTGGTTGCCTTGAACCTGAGCAGCACGGGATTGATTGTAACTCTCACCCTGTAGGGCTTGAGGATTCATCTCATACCAGCCAGCAAGACCACCAGTGCGCTGCTGATTCCGTGGTGACTGTGCGATCTTGCTTTGCGGCTTGGTTGCCGCATCCAGCATATTACCCTGCATGGTCTGCTGGGATTGCAGGATCATCTGCAACAATGCATTGATATCCAGTCCGGGCTTACCGAGCATCGGATTGGCGGGCGCTTGAGTGGATGTGCCTCCACCGAGTTGACGAGCAGGTTGTTGAAGTGCCGAGGACATGGTAGTTAGTGAGTTGGATTGTAGAGGCTAGATGGCGACCAGTTGCTGCTACCAGTCACGCGTTGAAGGGTTTCAATCTGAGCAGCTTGTGGATTGGGAGTTTCCGGTAGGACGATTCCGGCGTTCTGCATGGCGAGTTGAAGTAGTCCGGTGATCAGTTGTGGATTGTCCACACCTGCTTGCGAACCTCCGACGAGTTCAATGAGTCCAAACAGGCCACGCTGTTGACGATCGGCGATTGTAGCATCCAGCTGCTCACGTGTCATCGCCATTTGTTGATTGCCTTGTGCAGTAGCGGCTTTCTGATACTCCATGTCAGCCAGTGCTTTCTGCTGACCGAGTTGACCACGCTTGCGATCTTCCTCAAACTGCATGCGTTGGAGTGTAAGGGCTGACCCTGCACGCGTATCCGCACGCTGTGCCAGGCCCTGCTCGAATTGCATTTGCTGGCCTTGCTGATCAAACTGCTGCTGCTTGAGTTGCTGATCTTGCTCACGATATCCAAGCTCATTCATTCCACCAATGAGTTGGAGAAGGCCACCAAGGGAAGCCATCGGGTCTTGCTGCGGCATGAGCTGACTCAATGCGGCGATTTGTTGTAATTGAGGATTCATGTAAATTAAGTTGCAGTAGTCAAAGAAATGAATTTCTGTGGTGCAGGTGTGTCATCAGGATCTGGATCAGTTTCGTAAATTACACCATCACGCACATAAACACGATAAAGCTCTGTTGGAGAAGACCAAACTAATACAGGATCAGCCCCGGTGTTGTCGATGGAGAGCACACTAAATTCGATGATCCAATCAAATGTTCCACCGCCATTTGGAATTTTTCGTGTGCGTTCCCGCATTTTGCCAAACTCAAATAGTGTGCGGACATCCGCAAGCAATCCATTTGCAGCAACACTTTCAGATTTAAGCAAACGTGCTGGTGCACGTAACGGAGTATTAGCCAATCCGTATAATCGTTGCGGTGACGCAAGTGCTTTACGATCTTTGCTCATGGTGTGTAAGTAGGTGGATAGACTGTAATAGTACGACGAAGATAACCACCACGAACAGGATCCTGACTATCTGATGCAATAATACTGGCAGGCCAATCAGTGGGTGAAGTAGCCCCATATGTATAATTGATTGTCACATCCACAAACTCAGGATCATCTGCAATGACAGAGTCATATTCAATTAGTGCGTGTAGAGTTGGACCGACATTGAAGGAACTAAAAGGAGATTGGTAGGTCAATGGCAAAGGCAACATCACCTGAGGTTCAGGCAATGGATCAACCGCAGCAAGATTCCAAACTTCTGTAACTGATGCCTTACATGGACCACGATAGGCTTCCTTGATGAAAATTACATCAACGTAGTTATTACTACCACCAGGATCACCGTTTGGAAGATCTTTTCGATCATATGCTTTAGTCTCTAATGGCGTAGTCTGATGCAACACCGCAGGCCAATAGAATTCGATGTTAGTTTTGTAAGTGCGATTGATCTTGGCAAAAGTCTCAATGATTTTGAGATACCAACCGCACTTGACTTCACGGTAAAACGTATGCACCACATTCGTTCCAACCACCGTCACCGTGGGATCAGCCGTCGACTGTGTCAATTCGCTCACTGAATTCACCCACACATTCAACGCCTCGTCCCATGCAGAACTATCAAGCACCGCGACCTCAGTGATTGTCATGGTCTCTATCTCCGCATGCACACTATCAATCGGCGTGACCTTACTCTCCCAGATCATTGATCCAGTAGCAGCTTCGGTAGCGACAGGCACGATTTGCTTGGTGATCGTAGCCTTACAGATTAACTCGTTGACTTTGTTAATCCGGGAAGTCCTGATCGCAAACACATGCGTCTCCCCAGTTGGTGGAACTTCCAGAATCTCCAGCTGGCACTCTGCCGCATTGACCGGATTGACCGTCACGAAATAACCAAACGGCATGTCGCTGGTATCAAAGTACGTCCCGCGCGTAACCTTGCACGAATACGTAAGCATCGTCTGCTCAAACTGCGGCACGACCCGCTGCCCCGTAAGCCACGGGCCCTTAACCTTCAACCAATTCGGGCTACGCAATTGCCCAAGAACTTCGTTGATTCTCATCGTGATTTCATGTTAAGCTGTGCATCCCGCATTTCCGTATCCCAGCGCATGAGGGATTCGAGCGACTCCTCACGCTGGCGATCAGGCGGAGGTAGCTTGCCTTCGGTGCGTGGAAGGTAGACTTCGAGGAGATGATTCAATTCGCAAATGGTTGCCCATTGCATGTATTCGAAACCTTCGACGAGAAGCCAGTCGGTTGCAACGGAACCAGTGAAAGGTGTGAAGACATTCTTGAGAGTGAATGCGATGTCGACGTCACCGTCAATATTTTCCCATTGCGTGACGAGATCTGGAGTTGCGACGTCGAGTGCATCAGCATCATTAAAGTTATGCACGGTGTCGGCATCGACATATAATGCCATTGTCCATAGTGAATCTTCGGCAGACCAAGTGACATTCACATATGGATAGATCCCACTAGTTGCAGGCAACTCTTCTGCAGTGGCGTAAGCAGGCTTTGAATCAATCACACCGGTTTGGAATACGAATGGAAGTTCATATTCAGAAAAGCCCCAGATGACTTCAAAACCATCAAGAAATTCTCCTGCGTATTTGTCCATCCAGCGCGTGCCGTAGAAAACCAGATCAACGTCCTCCGTAAGTGCGGGCTTGATCTTGAAGTATTTTCCGTGGAACTCACCGCGTGTACGGATGAATGCAGGCTTCATGAACTTTCGACGCAGTCCATGTAGCGTGGAGTTGGCGTGAATTGGCACGCCGTCATACGTGATCTCCTTCACGTTTTTAAATCCGGTGAATGTTACACCGCTGTCGATATCTGTCAGACCTTCCAACAGTACCGACTCTCCAGCAGGCACCGTCACTTCTGCACTAACTTGATTGAACGTCCAATCGTTCAGCAACTCCGCACGTTTCCGAGCGTTGTTTGCTGCACGAAGACAGAGCTTATCGATGAGCAAACGCTTTGCAGTTGCATTGCCAGCCTCACCCGGAAAGGGGTCAGTGAGGGCAAGCGACTGCTGCATAAAACCCATGACTTGCTCGTGGAGCTCAGTGTAGTTAGACATAATGACGGTGCCAGTAGGAGTTCGTTGCGATTACTTATCGGTCATCGCATGACCGCGAGCGCCGAGACCCGTCTTCGGGACGTCAGCGCACATATGCTTGCCGAGGTCATTCTTCGGGTTGAGCGAATCAGGATGGGGCTCGGCCTTCGTTGGGAAGTTCCGATCCTCACCTTCATAGTCACCCTTAATAGGGCCTTGGCGACGGAGGCTTTCAGCAGACATAGTGGTATGTGTGTTGGTTGTTTGTGGTTTCGGTAACTAACTTAGGCAGTCAGCGACCGGAGATTGCGGAAGACCATGCAGGATTGCGGCAAACGCATTTCCAGCGTGGCTTCGGTTTCCCAGACGTCCTTACGCTTGTCAGCGCCGGGAGCCTGTTGGCCTTTCAGTTTGCGGGTATCACGCTTGTTGAGCGGGCGATACTTGAGGTTGTGCACGTCGAGCAAATAGCCCTCATACCGCAAGCGAGGCGAGCGGTTGAAGAGCGGATGCGACTTGAAGTGCACCGTGCCATACGGGGTCTCGACGGTGAAGACCTTCCAGCCCCACTCCGTTTCGCTCCGCATGCCCTTGTTCTCGGTGACGTGACCCTTGAGGTATTCCGTCACCGCACCGAGCAGACCATTCCCGCAGAGGAACAGTTTCTCGAAGCCCTTATTGGATGTGCAACGGAAAGCACGTTCCATGTAGGTTCCGAAGAATGTGGAAGCGGCGATTGCACCCGCGGTCGACTTGATGATGCGCTTGTCATCATCGGCATTGGCGGTCAGTGCAGCTGCACCAGTGCCACCACGGTATGGGGAATCGGCCGCCTCGTACTGCTCGAGGAACCAGTTGATACCACCCATCGTGCGCACCGGAACTTCTTCACCATCGTCGATCACGAAGTCGATGGACTTCCGGCCCCAGAAGAACGCCTTCTCGATGTCCACCATGTGGCGGGAGAGATTGTCCTGCGCGAGTTCCGGATACGTGCCCGAGCCGTCCCAATCCGTCGGAGTAACCAGCGCAGTGCCAGTGACACTGAACGGATTCTTGAAGATCTGGGTGTAGTTCTCGACCTTGTACGGTTTGATGAAGATGCCGCCAACGGAATTGGAGCCTTCCGCATTGGCCGTGCCGATGATGGAGACGGGAGCGTCGACCGGACCAGCGGTGCCGCCAGTGATCAAGTTCGTGGTGTTAATGACATTCGCCACCGACTCCACTACCCGGACTTCGATTGCATCCAGTCCCGAGACTAGCGACTCAACCACGACGATGAGGTCGTTGGTCGTGTCACCCGTGATTGGCAGATCTTCGATCCGAAGAACCTGACGCTCACGGAAGAAGCTCTTGTCATCGACCTGAATGCGGATCACATTCCCGGCGGTCATGTCGACTTCTGCACCGAGGGTGGTCTGGCTACCGGCAGCGGTAAACGGAACGGTCGTCCCTGCGGCGATCGTGGTTTCCGGGTCGGTCCAACGCTTTTCATACCAGCTCGGATTGGGGCTGTCGCACCAGTCGGGTTCGAGCATGGAAAGGAGGCCAGTGAGTGGGAACTCACCGACGGGCATGTCATGGAAGATCTTCCGGCGATTGTTCCGGGTGTTCCATGATTCGTTGTGGAATTGGGTGCCGCTAATGAGCCCCATGCTGATATCACTCATGTTTGTAGTGGTGTGTTGTTTGTGGGTTGCGGTAGGTTTGTTTACTTGCCGAAGGTATCAGCGTCGTAGTAGGGGTTCCGAGGACGTTGACCGCCCTGAGGTGCTCCACCACGGCCACCAAGACCGATTGGCATCTGGCTCATCGAGGGACCCATTTGCATGGGAAGCCCAGGAAATTGTTGGTTGTTCTGAAACGGATTGGGAGCTTGCTGCGTCTGGCGCTGCTTGCTCACTGGAGGAAGTGCAACTCCCATCTGTTTCAGGTCTTGTGCGACAGCATTCGCGACGTATTGAAACGCCTGCTGTTGGTTGGTGCCTGGAGGCATGAGCGGTGCAAGTTCCGCGGCTTTCGCATCCACGAGCTGGCGCATGTTGGCAAGTTGTGGGTATGAGGTAACGAAGCCGTTCCATGCACCTTCGGCGCGCTGACGATCGACGAACTGCTGAACGGGAGTCAGCGTCTGTTCGATATGGCCGTTGAGGTTCTGGTTGTTCAGCTCGATCGTGCGCATGTATTCGGCACGAAGTCCTTCGACGAGCGAACGCATGGCCTGCTGGGCCTTCTTACCGTCGATCTTGCCTTCGGCATCTGGAATGAGTGAGGATGCGAAACCGGTGGCGTAATCCTCGTCGATCTGGAGCTGACGAAGGTGAGCGACCTGTTGCTCAGGAGTCATCTGCACCTGCTGTTGCTGCGGTGCGGCTTGAGGCTGAGCTTGTCGCATCTGCATCATGGCCATTGCCTGATCCAGCGGGATCATGACAGGGGCCGGTTGCTGCTGCTGATTGGCAATTTCCAAGTGCTGGCTGTCGTCCAGCTCTTCGGCGAATGGGTCAACGTAGTCTTGCATGGTAGTGGTTGTTATTGTTTCATTTCGTGTTTGAGACTTTCAAGGGTCTCGGTTTCAGTGGGGAGGTCCAGTTTGATATACTGTGCCATTCCATCGAAAGCTATTTTCATCCCCAGGGCCTTTTCGCGTGCGAGGATTGCGCCAACACCCAGATGGGTAAGATCAACTGTGGCACCCTTACCGTGCACTTTCCCCATCATGTCAATGAAGTCGACGAGTTCCTGAAACAGGGGATTTGCTTTGAGTGCGAGGTAATGCGATGTGCGTTCTTCTTGGTCCATACTATTGCGGATTAGCTGGTGGTTCCTGCTGCTGTTGCTGTTGCTGCATCAGCATTTGCTGTGCGAGCTGCTGTGCCATTTGCATAACAACTTGCTGAAGAGTCTGGGGATCGTTAGAGAGTCTGATGTTCTCACGGAAGGTGATCCCTTGAAGTTCCATACCCTTTTCGAGAATCAAGCGTGGGGAGAGGTCAAGCTGGATAGCCGCCATCGGATTAGCCATTACCATACCGAAGACTTCTGTGAGCCATTGCGCTTGGAAACCCTTTTCAGATGGAGTGGTGGAATCGAGAATCCAGAGGTCACGTGCACGCGCGAGCTTGATAGGAGTGGACTTGTAGGCGGTGAGAACTTCGGGAGGGTGGTCGCCACAGCGATCGAGGATGTCTTCAGCGGTGAGACCTTGACGGAGGTTGCAATTAGCTTTTGTGCCGAGTGGAGTGAACAGCGACTCCCAAACTTCTGCCAGCATCGTCATCATGCGGGAAGCGGCACCGCCGGATACGACCTTTGCTTCGGTGGCGGAGCGGCGTCCAGTATGGAACTGCCCCGCCATGTTGGCATTGATGCCAGTAACCTCATACATGATGCGGTTGATCTGGGCGATATCGTCCATGTGACGGGAAGTGGTATCGCGGATATCAAGTTGCTTGATGAGAGCATCCATGCCAAAACGTCCAGCGCCTTTCTTGAGTCGGATCAGCCGCTCGTTGTTAACAAGGTCGGAGGTTTCAACAGTGTATGGGTCATATACCAACTGAGGCTCTACGTTCCTCGTGACGGTTTCAATCTTGGAGTTCAGGAACCAGTCAGTAGTTTTCTGTAGCTCTGACATAACTTCCGCGACAGACTTGCCGAGGAGTTCATGTTTCTCGTTGTCGAATGCAGCGACATCGTAGCAGAACTGCCCGTGGAGGTGACCGGAGATCTCACATTTGATGATGCGAGAGTCGTTTGCAATCCAGACATTGACAATCGTGGGAGCATTCAGATTGCCAAGCGGTGTATCGTCAATGAGTTTGAAATGCGCAGGGATGATGCGGAGTTGCAGCGCGGTGATAACGATGATTTCAGTCTGCTTGTTGTCCTGTTTGTAGTAATCGTACCGAACTCCGTAGGATTTATTTCGTTTGTCCCACCGTTCCGTGGCAAATGATGTGCGAACGTGCTCGACGCCGGCGACTTCGCCGTTTTGCTGCATCATTCGCAGGTCCTGAATCGAAATCTCGAACTCATGTCCTTGGAATCGTGCCTTGTGCTGGTCGCACATGTCGAAAGCAGGGTCAGGAAGATACTTATACGGGGAGACCACTGTGATTTCGTTCCCGTTGTAGCGAATGATGTCCTGCGCAACGATCTTCTTGGCGGTCATCGCCTGTCCGAACGCGGTAGTGCCAGCTTCTTCTTGCTCAAACACTAATCCGACGTGGTCTTGCTTGAATCCAGTGTGAGTAACAGCAAGTCCATACAAACCAAGGCACTGGAGAAGCTGTCCACGCTTGGTCTTCCAGCGATTCTCGCAAAGGTCCTGTTCGAGAAGCGTTTCCGACAGGTCAACCATTGCAGCATCCTCCTTACCTCCCGGCTTATGCTCGAATTGACGAGGACGCTGAGACAGAACAGACGTGCAAAACGCTTGGAAAGTCTTGATCTGGGAGTAGGTCATCGGCACAGACTGCGCCATTGGACGTTCGTCCTCATTTGCATACTCGTCTTTTGTCCGTGGCTTGATCACCGCATTATAAGCATTGCGGGAATCATCCCACTTGCCGTAATGACTCGAGATTGAGGCAAATGCGTTGTCGATGTAGTTGGTGCAGATGGTCAACATCTCATGCTGGAACCTTGACGGCACCGGCTCGCTCAACTCTCTCACCATTGATGGTCCCATGCTCATAAGTTATTTGCGGATTTGTGTTGCACGCCGACCATTGCCGGGAATGAATTTAAGTTTGCGGTCACCGTAGGTAGGCAAAACGCGTCGACGGAAATCATTACGTGGAATAACCAGTGGCTTACCACCAGTGATTTCTTGTGGAAGATAGTCCAAACCAGTAATAACCAGACGGTAGAGGCACTCCATCATGTGATCGTCCTTGTCGATCGGTTTGTTCTTATCGCCTTGCTGCCACTCGTAGTGGTCGAATTCCCACAAAGTGCGGGTGAGGTGAGCACCAAAGCGAAGGAATGGGACACGAAGGCCAGATGGAAGGGTGATCTTTTTTGACAACGCTTGTTGCGTCATAATTACACCGCGCGAGAGGTCTCTCGGAGCTCGATCGCAGTAGATACCAAACTTATCAAACTCAGTGGCCATTGAGGATTTGTCAGTGGGGGATTCGATGAAACCCGCTGGATCCATGAGGTAGCGGGATACATCATATCCGTAGAGCGAATCGTTAATCATCTCAGCTAGCGTCGATGCAATGCACTGATTGAAGATTTCGTGGAAGAAGAAGACTTCTCCAGAGGGAGCAGTGGCAGCGCAGAGGACAGCATGAGGGACCTCAGGGTGTGGGTCGATCGAGACACGGATGGTGTAGTTTGGTGGAGGATTCCACATCGTGTCCCATCCGTTCGGAACTGTTGAATAAGTATTGGTATCATATTCAAATTGCTTGTAGATGAGACCAGAGAGGGAGAGGGGTAGACCTTTCTCGCGGCATTGACGCTCGGCGGGAGTAAGGTCCTTGAGGAACATTTCGATGGCCGCGGTGGTGAGGGTCGGGTTGTCGCGCATCGAACCGGTGATCATCCAGAAGTCTCCGTCGATGAGCGCTTCATTTACAAACTCCTCGCGGAGACGCTTGCGAGGGATGAACATGTCGTTGATCCACATGTAGGAGAGCGGAGTGCATGTGAACCATGCGGAGCCATCGCGGTCGACGAGGCCACGAGCGTTGGCGTTCCACATCTCCTTCGGGCAGGGCTCGTCGATGTGAATGGCATCCCAGTCGGAGGACTCCTGACCCATCGGGTTGGACATGTAGGATTTGACAGTGTCGAAGTAGATGGTAGAACTGCCGCCCCAGATGGACTTGACTTTGATCATGCAGATCACGCCGTTCTTGGACTTCGCGGGAGTTCCAATGATGGAATCCTTTGGGAGAAGTTTGAAGATCTTGCCTTGACCCTGGCCAGGTTCAGGGTTGGTAAAGATTTCATTCACCTTGTCCCAGTCCTGTGCGACCACGAGAATTTTGACCGACCGCTTAGGGATGCCTGCGTAGCGTGCTGGATCACCTTCAGGATACCAAGGACGGTAACCAAGTGCCCACGCTACATCCTCCGCAGCGCCCATAGTAGACTTACCGAAACGATTGCCAGTCCGAACATAACGACGCTTAAAGGCTCCAGCTCTGTGAAATGAATCTTGTTTAGGATGGGGTTCATAGAACAGGATACCATTCGACGCGGCGAGTTCTTCCAAGACTTCACAGTCGTGGAGGAATTCGATGTCATCGTCGATGTCGGTTAGATCGTGCATTTGAGTAGTAATCCCCACCAGTCTCCACGAAACCCATTCCGCAATTGCAACGCTTCGACTGGTGAGGATGAAATTAATGTGGAGGTAGTTTCATGTCCTTCGTGACATGCACAGGCTTATCCTGTGGATTCACGACGATCACCTCACGTGGAAGATTTTGCTGTGCCGCAAGCTGTGCGATTTTCTCATTGTGGCCGTTGGCAACTTTGAGAGCATCGGCTGATTCCCTGCGTGCCGCCTCAGTGCTGGCAAGAATTTCATCCTTGCGCTTCTCTCCCAACGCTGCCGCGATCTTGGCATTCGATTCGCGGTCGAGACGGTCTTGCACGCGGTTGACCCAATCAACGATCGCTTTGATGATCATACCAACCACCACGACGATGTTGGTAACCACCAATGAGTAAAGCACGAACTTGGATGAATGAACATCCGGTGATGTAGGCACGTCAGTGACAACTTGAAGTAAGAGATTCATGCTTCGTTGGTTGAAAGTTTACCTGCACTTGTGACATGATACGGTTTGACAGTCGCTGGCTTGTTCAAGTAAGGAGGACGTCGTTTCGCAATGCAGCGAGTTTTGGAAATACTGGTGATGGAGACACGGTTGCCTTGATTGCCACCGAGGACAAGGTAGGCGTCGGAGGTCTCACCAATATAGAATCCGACATGGCCACCGCCATCACGCACGAAAACGAGGATGTCACCGAGTCCAGGAGTGGTGACCTTGTTTCCATAGTACTCCCAGTTGCGCGCCCATAGTGGGTCTTTCACCACTTCAGCCGCATCACCAATACGGCGGAAAACGATGATCGCAGCGAACAGCCCGCACCATGGGATGTCATCATCCGAGTAACCGGAGATTTTCACTCCGGCATGGTTGAGTTCATCCCGCCAAGCGATGATGGTCTTGTTACTTCCCTTGCCGACCACCTCCTGCACACCGTATTCCTTGAGTGCGAGTGAGACCGTCTTGGGCAATGGCTCAAGCTTATTCAGCCACTGATACTGTTTTGGAAGTTCCATGAGTTCGGCAGGCGTGAGGTAACGAATGAAAGTGGATTGCTTATGCTTCACAAAGAGGTCGCCAAATAGTGAGGCAGCCCAGATAGCGAACTCTTTAGGAAGGTTCATTTGGTGTAATGAACAGGACGTGGAGAAAAGGATTGTGCCGTGTCACGCAAGGCAGCGACAGATGCTGCGTCAGGTGCTTTGGTGATGGTTTGCTCGACCGTGCCATCCGGACGAGTGATCGTCGTGGATGTTTGGACACAGGAGAAAAGGCACAGACTGCAGAAAATGGTGATGAGTTTCATAGAAAAGGAATGGCGATGCGTTGAATGATTACGTCCCGAAACCCATGAGGCCCATCTTCAACGCATCGCCATTTGTTAATTGTTAAGCTTCAGCGGTCCAAGTGCCGGTGTAGCCGAAGCAGGACCACGTTCCCGCGACCACGCATTCGAGCACAACGGTCTCACCGATAGCATCGGCAACAAGGTATTTGCCAGCCGCGCCGGGAACACCCGTCGAAGGCAACGAGATGGTCTCAGTGCCGTTCGGATCGAGACGAAGCTGCTGTGCAACCGAAACACGTGCGCGAACAATCATGCCAACCGTTGCTGCAGGAAGCGCGAAGGTGATGGTGCCAGCCGCGCCCGTATTAGTGAGATACTGTCCGAGATCCGCGTCAGTGACAGTATAGTCAGCCGTTTTGGTAACGGCAACACGGCGTCCGTCCATCAACTGCCAGTAGTAGCCAGTGCGATCCGTGATAGCAACGGCATTGGCAGGCGTGACGGTGGCATGATAGCCGAGCACATAGTGAGCCGGATAACCACGATCGGATTGATCAACAATGATCACCGTTCCCACAAGTGGAAGGTCGATGAAGAGTTCGTCAAGATCACTGAAATTGCAATCATTGACGATGATAGGGTGAGAGATTTCACCGATGCCCGCTTTGGTAGTGCGCGGGACTTGGAGCAGACGTTCAGCCATGGTAGTAGTTGTTTAATTGTTTGGATGCGGAAATAATTAACGACCAGTCATCGACCGCCACGCGGCAGCCCCTGCCGAGTCGACGGTTACGGTTAAGATGTCGCCATGCGAGACGCCAGAGACGGGGAGGATGCCGAGGCGGAGCCCCTGCATGCGGGCGACTGCGGTGGGTAGCGCGGACGCCCAGCGGACATCCGAGATGCGAACGATGGGATCGCCGGTGGCCCAATCGAGCATCTGGCAAGAGTTGTCCTCCGTGCTACCGAGGGCGTCGGACATCGCGTCTCCAATGATATATCCGGTCGCGTCGGTCGATTTGCCGAGCGGGGTGCCGGACAAATGTTGCGTGCGTCGGATACCGGCGACCCATACCGTCGATCCGGCGTTGGCGATCACGGATGGCAGCGCGTAGCCCACCTCGCACAGGATGCTCGGAAATTCGAGCGCGACCGTTGATCCGGTGGCGGAGAGCATCGCTCCTCCTCCCTCGATTTGGCCTCCCCTGATCGAGATGTTACTGCCGCCCGTCACCTGAACGTGCGTGTCGTTGTTGGCAAAATCGCCCAGCTCGAAAAGGCCGCCCCGGCATGCGTCGATGTCCAGCCCGACCGTCGCTCCTGAAACGTGGCAGCCTTTGAAACTCGGCGTGTTGTTGGACGATCCTGAGAACTTGAACCCAGTGGTGCATGCCTTGGCCAGCAGGTTGGTCAACTGCGGCTTGGCGGACTTGAAAATGTGGACGCCAATCGCGAAATTGATGATGTAGAGGTTTTCGAGGATCACGCCGTCTCCCGCCCAATCGGCATCGGTGTTGGTTTCGGTGATGATCCCCGCTTCCGCCGAGAGCGTGTTGCAGTAGAGCGAAAGGTTGCGGATTTGCGGAAATGTGATGACACCGCTCGCACCGCCCACGGGGTTCGCCGAATGGGAGTCAGGGCCTTTGATTTTGAAGACACCTTTCGTCGCATCGGTCTGCCAGATGGTCGTTTCCGTCATGGACCGGCCACCGACTGCTTGGCCGTTCCACTGGTGCGTGAGCCAGTCCTCGATTTTGATCAGACCGCGGGGAAGGTCGATGGACTTTCCGCTGTCCAGCGCGGCCTGAAGCTCGGCGGTGTTGCTGGTGATCTGACCGGCCGATGGCGACGCGCCGAGGGTCAGGTAATGGGTCATGTCCACGACCGGCTCCGGCACCTCCAGCACGGCACGGTAAGCGGCTTTAATCTCGCGGGTCTGGGCGGATAGTTCGAAGATCTCGGGCATAAAAATCAGACGTTAAAGACCTCCGCTGCACCGTTGTAAAAAACCTGCAAGCCGTTGAAGAAGACGAAGGAGGCTAGCAGGTGCTTGAAGACCAGAAGCTCGATCGCCTGGGTCGTCTCTTCCACGGTCAGCTCCCGGTCGAAGCCGAGGATCTCCGCAAATGCGGAGTTGGAATATGCGGTGGATCCGGCGGCTCCGGCCCCGATTGAGAAGGAAGTCGCCCCGGCCGGCGTGACGGCTTGCGCGGCGACCACCTCCGCGGCGGTGCCCACCCGGATGCCCACCTCGGTCGCAGTTTGCCGGAAGGTGACCACGTCCCATTCCCCGGTCGTCAGCACCGGGCCGGGGGTCGGGGTTCCGAATACGCTCCGGCAGTTCCCGCCGGTCCGCTGGACCATGCCGGCCCTCGCCCCCCCGCTCCGGGTGTCCCAGTCCGTCCGCAGATCCGTGACCGTGATCCGCTTCATCACGACCATGACGGTACACGGGATGTCGAGCACCCGCGAGCCGACCACGAGCGTGTCGTCCACGCCGTCGAAGACCGCGCACGGGCCGCCGGTCGGGCCGCCGTCGATGTCCAGCAAAGGCCGTGCTCCAGCCGTGGCGTTGGTCAGGTGCGCGGCATTGCCGGACTTATCCTCCCATCTCGCGACCGTGCCGCCGTCCGCTACGGCGCTGCCGCCGCTGGTCGCATTGTAAAAGCCACTAGTTCCGTCCAACCATAATGCTGGTAACAAGTCCAAAGGAGAGAATACAGCAGTAAGCAAACCGCCGCTCGTCACTCGTGACGTGCTACGCGATGTGCTACGTGATGTAATTACTGAACTCATGACTGAATTTTGGCGAATCCGAAGGTGCAGACTTCACCGTTGCTGACAGCACCAGTCAAGTCGACGTGGACAATGCCGGTCTGTGAGGTGACGATCTCGAAAGTCTGGTTCTCCAACGTGGAGTCACTCTCAGAGTATTCGATTGGGTCACCGCCGGGCACGTCTTGCGAGATGACAATCGCGGTGGCTTCGATCCATGCACTACATGCAGAGATGACATACCGCGTGCCTGGCAGTAGCTGGATTGAGCCGGCCTCACCAGTAAAGATACACGTCCCATTCTTGGGATCGGTTGGACTATGTTTCATGAAAGTGATTCAACTTTTTTGCGTGCAAGCCGCTTGGCGATACGTTCCTCAGTGAGGCGTTTGATTTCTTCCGGCGTGCGGGTGTTCTTGCCCTTGGCAGTCTGGGCCATGTCGAGCAGCACTTTCGCGGCACTCACCTGTGCACTCTCCTGCTTACCGTGCTTGGCGATTCTCATCAAGGTCAACACCACGTCCACCTCCGCACCCTCAAGAATCTTCCCAAGCTGCGCTGGTCTTTCATCCACCAACGCCTTGATCATTTCCCTCCCGCGTCCCGTCAAGAATCCCAGAACCTCTTCTTCCGTCTTCTTGACATATTGCGCAATCTCACTCACCGGAGTGCCACCCGCCATCAGCTTCACCGCAATCGGTTCCCATCTGACCACACCCACTTGAGTTTGCACTTTCTCTGGCACAGGACCAGCGAGCGCATCCACGCCCTCAGAGGCGGATGACAAATTCGGTGGAGTGAATGCCGTGAGGTTCATAATAATCAATTCACTTCTTGACGCCAGTAACCGTCAAAGGTGTGCTTGCACTCGTCGGAGGCTGGATTCTTGGGCGCGGGAGGGAAATGATCAAGGCGCATGTGCCTGATGGTAGAATGGCACGTGATACCAACCACGCGCGGCAGCAATGGCTTCGAAGTATTCGTTGTAAGGGGTAACGCCTGCTGTATCCGTCGCAGCATTCCCATTGATATACTCACCAACGATGATATCTGCCCCAGTGTCCCTCTCAATCTCCTCAAGGAACTCCAGCGTGCGCTGCATGTGTGCTTCAGCTGTGCGTGGAATACCGAGTGCATCACATGCTGAATCAAGCTTAACCTCCGGCGCGTAGTAGAACATTTTTCTGCCATACGCACGTGAGCGCAGCGCCATCTTAATATTAGGCAAGTATCCCACATGATCTGCAAGATTACTTCCACCAATGGCCAGATCTTCTACTGCCACTCGACTACGCCACGCGCCGCCGTTCACCGTTCCCGCGAGATACCCAATCCACTTTGATTGTGTTGTGGAGTCACCAACAGTGACAAGCACTGGCGTAGTGCTAGCTACCATATGCCCGGCGTTGAATGGCACGTTCACAGCAGCAAAGCGTGCCGCACGTGTCTCTGTCATGGTCGGTGCAATCACCAACGCATACAGCTTTGCTTTCGCGAGATTAATGTCGCTGGATGAAGCGGGATCAAGTCCACCAAGATATAGATACTGGTGATCGTTCCAGATCGCTGAAGGGCTATGGCCGACGGCTTGGACGTCAAGCACAGATTGAGTTGCTCCTACACCTGGCTTGATATGAGAAACAATTGCACGCAGGCCGCGCATGAAGTCATCCGCAGATCCCGGGTTGTTGCGGATGGCAGTCTGTGCACCAGCAGACGAAGGGTAGATCCCAAGATTGCGGTAGATCCTTCCACCGCTTGACACCGCCTGTAGCAACGGCCCACGCTCAAGATTCTGCCATGCTTGTGCGATGGTGGAGAA